TTATCCGCAATATCCTTATAGCGTTTTTCTTTGGCTTTATTCAATTCCTGTTCAGAATCAAAAAATTCATTGTCCAGTCTGTACTTTGGTTTTGAAAGTATCATTTTGGCTTCCTCATTATCAAGTGAATCTTTCAACACCTCTTTTGCCAAAGCGTAAGCAAATCCTCTGTCTACTACCATAAAAATTATCCCTCTAACTAAAAATTATTGTAAATTAAAAACAACTTACATTAATTATAATATAACAGGTAATAAAAAATGTCAATACCCAAAAATAAAAAAAAGACTGAAACTTTTAATTCCAGCCTTTTAACCTTGAAAATATAAAATAATTTACATAGAATATATAAACAAACCTTAAATAATCACATCCTCATCTGTACTTCTAGGCTGCTGACTATAAAACTTACTGTATTTGGGTTTTCTCTTAGTCTTAGCATCATCTTCAAAAGCTTCCCATTTTTCTTCAACACGTCTGTCAAGTTCTTCTTCAAGACCGTTTTCATCAATATATCTGATAAGTGTATCACGGTCCATAACCTTGGCAAAAGTATCGTCAAAATCTTTCTGTAAAGATTCGTTAGAAGCAATAAACTTCAAAGCTGTTTCCAAGCTGAACCGTTCACCTTCAGATAAAATTTCACGATAATTATCATAATTCTTATTGTCGATTAACCATTGTCTTACAGCAGGACCTTCCATTGGTTTCTTATTTTCATCCTTTTCCCAAGCACAAGCTTTTGCATTAGGTGCTGAAATATCGCCTGTCTTTGTTCTGATGTCAAACAAATAATCTACACCAGTTGCAATATTATCAATACCGTAATCGTACATATAAGTATAAAAACATTCACGGTATGGTCTCGGTACTTTACCCTTGGTTACTTTCAATTTGTTTGTACCACCAACAGGAACTTCCTTATCACCGTCTTTTACAGTCATCTTCTTTGCTGTTGCGAGCCAAATAACCATATGACAATAAAAATCAAGTGCTTTACCACCTGAACGGCTGTATTTCTCGAAACTAAACATATCAGTATTATCACGAATCTGTGAAATGATAACTAACAAGACATTGTAATTTTCAAGTTTCTTACAAATTTGAGAAAAAAATTCCTGTGAAAGATATTTTGCCTTACCCATGCCATAAGTACCTTTCATTTCTTTACCATTCTCAATAGCTTTAATTCTTTCTTCAGCCCTTGTATCTTGTTCTTCAGAAGTAAGTGCATCCAAAGAATCAATTACATAAATTCCAAACTCATCTTTTTTCAAAGATTCACAAAATTTCCAAAGATAATAAAAGGCTTCTTCTACATTCTCCGGTTTATCACTTTTATCTGTGCAAATATCCAAACCATACGTTCTTTGCGTATCGAAAGAATAACCACGTTCCGCATCGGCATACATCCATCTGAACTTATCGCCATATTTCCAATAAGCATTTGCAATCAATTCATTACAAACGAAAGTTTTTCCAGATGACTTATCACCACAGACATTAATTATACGTCCTGCAGGTGAACCATAAACACCTTTATCACCACCTGTTACCAAGTCAATAAGTTTACAACCATATTGAAAATGAACAACTTCCTTAATCATTTCTTGCCCCCTTCTTTTTTGCAGCATATCTGTTATATTTTTCGACAACTGATTCAACTTCTGATTTTCTGACATATTTTAATCCGTTTGTATGTTCTTTAATTTCAATATTATTCTTGTTAAAATAATACTGGAAATACGAATAAGGAATATTATACTGCTTTACAGCATCCTTAATATAAATATCATCTTCCGACAAACTCAAAGTAACCAAATTAAGCCATCTATTAAAAGCATCTTCGTCAAACTTACCTCTACCATCACCTTTAACTAAAAATCCATTCTTAATACCTACACGATAAACGGTCATTCTACACATATCCAGACCTTTCTCGTGACATCTCCTTATAACTTCCTTGTAATTCAACATAAAGCACCTCAATAATAAAAAATGTTCCACTCATAATTATAGAGTGGAACATTCCGAAATCAAATCAACAAATTAATCATTGATTATTTAACACATTTCTCCCAAATTTCAGTCGGACAACTTGAACACTCGTCATGACTGTCCGCTTCACCCCAATTATAACCTGATGGACATGACTGACATGCAGATGATTTATTATTCTGTTGTGGTTGACTAATAGAATCAACTGCCGAATAAGATTCTTCGTTCTGTGAATCAAATTCTTTATCAAATTTAGTATCATCTGCTGAAGTCGGTGCTGAAGTCGGTACAGCAACACCGGACAAAATCTTTTCCAGTGTTTCTTCACTTGGAATATTAAGATAAGTTGACAAATCAACAGAATGACTAAGAACTTCATCACTTAACGGCTTTCTTTGAACAAAATTGAATCCGTCAGGTTCAATAAAATTCTTACCGTTAAACTGTTTTTCAGTACCTACGAAACGAATCGTTCTTCCGTTTTCCCAGTCATAAACATTTACTTTACCACCATTCTCATCAGTTTCAAACTGTTCCTGAGCATTAAGACGCTGCTGAACTGATTTGAAGCCGGTATCCCACCATCCATATTTATCATTCTGCAAGTCGTGTAACAGATAAATTACACGTCTTTTCGCAAAAAGTTCTGTTGACTGCTTGTTATCAATATCACGCAATCTTTTAGATTCTTCACACAAAGGACATCTTTTGCCAAACTGATTCAAACAAACATAATTACTTCCATTCGGACCTACGTTCTTGTGAACATACACTTCAAGGTTATAAAGTGTATCACCCTCTTCTGCCTGTCCATTAATTACAAGTGGATGACTTTTGGACAAATTGTAAGGAATGATGTCGATTCTGTTTGGACCTTTCTGTGGTTTCCATTTTTCCAAACCATTTACATTCTTAATGAAATCCGTGAATCCGGCACCACCGTGTCTGTCACCCTGGTCAGAACGCATATTGTTCGTCCCGACTTTTGAAATTTTACTTTGCTTGTTAAACATTGTCTTTCTCCTTGGCATCTAGCCCATATTAAAAATTGTTAATATTTATTATAGGACAAACTGCCCTATTTCTGAACAAAATAACCACTACAATACAACTTTGTAAGATTGTCCAAACTGTCTTTCTTTGTATCCAAAGCAGACAAAGCAGCTTGTAATCTACCAACAGTTGCATTTGCTTCACGAAGTTCTTTTTTAGCATTAAGAACCTCACCATCCTTATCAACCATTGCTTGAATAATTGCTTCTGTTGTTTTTGTACCATTTGCTACACATTCTTCACGAATAGCAATACTTCTTTCAGCAATAGTAGCTGCCAATGCGTCTTTTTTATCCGCCGCTATCTCTTTTGCTTCACGTAAAGCATCCGAATAACGGAAGTAGACAGACGGTAAGCTTTCACTTTCCAGATGTAACTGATATCTGTCGATAGACAAATCCTGTTCAATGTTGAATTTTTCAAAATCCATAAACACCCTCACTTAAAAATTTATTTGTTATATTGTAACACACAATATAAAATCTTGTCAATTACCCTTGCATATAATCCTGGAAATCAAGAATACCAACCATAATACCATTCTTACCATTCTTATAGCAATCAACATTACTGAATACCTGTATCATACCAACAGCAGACGGTTTCATTCCTTTTTTAAGAACAGCGTAAGCATAACCCATAATAGATTGTCTTACACCTTCTGCATTTGAAGAAAGTTCATTTTTAAGTTTATCCAAACATTCCATATATTTAGACCAACCTTCCTGATTCAACAATGCACGACACAATTCAATTATTTCTGCTTTTTCTAAACTAAAAACATTCTCTTTCAGAAATTTAACACGTTCTTCATCGTTTTCAAGATAAAGTATCTGCCCAAGCCGTTTAATACCATTTCTTGCAGAACCTTCCGATTCAGATACTACCATTTTAAGAACATCCAAACTAACTGAAACACCTTCTTTATGGGCAATAATTCTAAGCAATCTCAACATAGTATCATCATCTAAAGGTTTGAATTTAATAACAGAACATCTTGAACGTAATGCTTCTATTAATTTTTCAGGATTAGTTGTACAAAACAAGAAATAAACCCAATCAGGTGCAGATTCAACTATACGCAAAAAACAATCTTGACTTTCACCAGTTAACCGATGGCATTCATCAATAATATAGACTAATTTTTCACCGTTAATTGGAGTATATCTAATTTCTTCTCCAATTTTACGAATGGCATCAATGCCTCTATCATTAGAAGCATTCATCTCACGAATGTTCAAATCAGAACAACCAAGATAGTTGGCAACACATTCAGCACTACTTGTCTTGCCACAGCCTTTTTCAGCAACAAATAAAAACGTCTTATGTCCGTTTTCAAGTTCAGACTTAATGGACTTAATTGCTGAATCATTTCCCAAAATATCATCAAAAGATTTTGGACGATATTTATTGTAAAGTTCCATAAATTTCTCCTCATTTTAGAAGTTATATTGACTTAATTGTAACATCTAGTATAGAATATGTCAATATTAATTTTAGAAAACTATAATCAAAATTAAGGAGTGTAAATTATGGTTTTTGAAACGAAAACACAACCAAAATGGATGTGGATTGGAATTTCAATAATAGCATTTGTGGCATTATTTTTCTTTATTACCAGCGTTATTATATTGAAAGAATCGACTAAAAAACAAGAAAAAGTAATCTATTGTGAATTTGGATTGCCGCCTGAAGAATTAAAGACATCGGTTGGTAAATATGAATTTCTTCCTGTCGAAATCAGTGATTACATTTGTTTACTCGGAGAACAACTTGAAATTGATACAGACCTTGCTGTTTCTATCTTATTGAAAGAAAACCCACAACTTATAACGGAAGCTATGCATAAAAATACAAATGGTACTATTGATGTAGGTTTATGGCAGTTGAACGACAAGTATTTATGGTCAAAGTTCGTTCCTAAATACTGGCAGCTTGAAAGTGAGTTTGACCCTTTCAACTGGAAAATGAACACGTTTATTGCTTTACATCTGATATCAGACCTTACTAAATCATTGAAAGTAAACAATGATATTATTATGGCTTATAATTGTGGAACCACAGCCGTAATGACAGGTAACATTCCGCCATCAACGATAAGTTATCTTGCTTCAGTCAACATCAACTATAAGATGTTAAAGAAAGGTGAAAATGAATAAATTTTAAAT